TTATGCGGTTATCTCAGATACATTCAGGGGCTTATGTAACCTTTCCAGCAGGGCGTGGCAGACCGGTGTCTGGGACTGAAAGTAAGGATTTATTGAGAGGCAAGCCGAGACCATCCCAAACTTTGCGTAAACCTCCGAAGTGGTGCAGACTGGAAGCACCACTTCGGAGGTTTATTATAAAACAAGAAAGCGCTACACCCGAATAAGCACAGCGGCGAGGAAATTTCCCCGCCGCTGTTTTTCATCGATAGATTAGACTATCCTGTACGCACTCCGCTGCTCGGTTGCGAATGTTGTTCATCCGCTGAACCCATAGCATCTGGTCTGTGGTTTTCAATTCCTCTGTCACGTTCTCCGATGCTGCCAACTGCGATATGATACGCTGAAACATCGCTTCCGCTTCATTGTCCAAATTGGCGAGATAGTCAGGTAGTTTTCCGCTGAGCAACAGACCTGTGTAAATCGCCTCCTTGGACTGCTTCAAATACCGCAACCGCCGCTGTCCCCAGATACCGATGGTCTTTTCTTCCGGCTCGTCCTCTCCGGCAATGAGGTAATAATCGCCGACCAGTTCATATTTCAGTCCCGTGTGCTCATCTGTAATGTACTTTTCCATTGTGTAATCCTCCGTTGTGATTTGAATTTTCCCTACAATTCAATCGTTCCGGTTGATTACAAAGCGAAGGGAGAGGCTACTTCCTTACGTAGCCTCTCCCTTCTGCGGCCTTCTGCATCATGTTTTTAACTTTATCGGTTGAAATCCATTTACCCGCATCCGCTCTCTGCGTGGGGTGAGTCCGGCGGCCTTGGCCACTTGAGTATAGGCCTGAGAGAGTGTGTTGATCTTCCGTTGACATTCCTCCCGCAGCTTGTCATCTCCAGCAGCCCGTGCAGCATTGGCCACACCCTTCTCCCGCCGGATCTGAGTTTCCAGCTTTCGCATCATCTGAACGGCCTGATATGTGGTGTAGCGCTTTCCGCCGATCTCACAGCCCCTCTTATTGTCCTCAGCCCACTCACGGAGCTGGTCATCTGTGTACCGCCGGACGGAATACTGAGTGGAAAAACTCATAGCTAAGTGCATACAGTTCCATTCACCGATTGGACGGCGGAATCCGGCATAATGGTTGCCGTCCACGTCCCAACAATCCTGCCCGGCTTGCATCTTTGCAAACTCGGACTTGGAGAAAACGTGACCCTGTACCGGCTCATGGTCGGGAGCACTTCGGGCGTGGGCAGAGATCTCATAGGCATCAAACCCTAACTCCTCCCCCATCAGATCCGATCCGTGCTGGGCGATCTGGTTGGCTCCGTCAATGATGTTCTGCCGCAGGGCTGTGTCCAGCCGCCGGTGATAGCCGCTGTCATACACCACCTGCATTCCGCTGTAGCCCAGCTTCCGGACAGTCTCACGGGTGACGGACTGATAACCCCCCAGTCCGGAACTGACGGCCAGAATGGCCTTGTCCACCAGTTGGCGATATTGGTCAGAGGAGGCCGTGGTGTTGGATAGATTCCGCATGGTGTGGGCGGTCTGCAAACTCATCGAGCGGGTGTATTGGGTCAACCTCCCTTTGGCCTCCTGGGACAACGGGGTATTATCCAGTGCTCGGGCGAAGCGTTTGTCGGTGTAAACCTCCTCCAGGGCGTTCTGGTATATCTGATACAGTTCTTTCGTTCCCATTTGCAACGCTCTTGCCAATCGGGCCGAGATCTCTGCCATATTGGCGTTCATCTCCGCCATAATCACCAGGCGGTTGACGCTGCTTTGATTCAGTTCCCCGATGGTACGGATCTGCTGGGCCACCGTTTCGATGTAAAAGGTGTTGACCTCATCAAATTTCCCCATCAGCCGGTTGATCTGCTCCTCTATGGTGGGCGGCTTAGGTGTGCTTCCCACGGCTCACTCCTCCTTACGGGGCCGGGATCCCTTGATCCAGGTCGGGTAGAAGCCCCTCCAGGCTCTCCATCCGCTCCTGCTGCTGGGCGGCGATGGCGGCCTTGGCCTGGGCGGCGGTCTCCTTAAAGTACCACTCCCGGAACTCCTGCTTGGAGATGATCTGGGCGTTGTAGAGCAGCAGCATTTCGTTCATCTGCTGCTGGGAGTCGGTGACAATGGAATCGTCCCAGTCAAAGGAGACTTCATATTCCCCTTCCGGTGCCAGGTGATACATGGTGGCGTACTTGTCCATGACTCGGATCACGTTTTTCAGACACCCCTCCAGGGCTCGCTGATTGTCCGCCACAGTGGCGTAGGAACGTTGCTTCACAATCCGAAGCTCTGTGGCTGTACGGGCATCCACGTTGGCATCTGACAGGGTGCCCCGGGACAAGCCACATAGATCCTCCACTCGAATCAAAAGCTGATTCAGCCCGTTGAGGAGACTGGCGTCACGAATCGGTGGGGCAAAAACCTTGTATGTTGAGTCCTCGCCCAGATCGACACCTCGAAACAGTCTCTCATTGAGCTTTGGCATCTCGGTAAGGGTGCGGCCTCCCTCCTTTTGAGTCTTTGGCCGTAGCACTGTGGGATCTACATCGATGGCCAATTCTGAACCTTCGTACTCCCACAAAAGCCGGGAGTATTGCAGATCCGCCTCTCGGATCACATCCACCGCCTTTGAATACACCGATGCGCCTAGCGGGGAGTCCACGTCAACGTTGTTCGCAGAGGTCACTTTGTACCAGCCGAATAACGGGCCGTCTGTATCCTTTACCACCACCTCCGGCTGGAGGCTTGCCCATCGGGGCACCTCAGACAGGGCGATTTCCGTGCCCAGGGAATGGACGTTATTGGACTGAAATGCCCGCTGAGTGATCCGCACATCCCGGCCTACAGCGGTGTGCCTCTCCAGACGAGTGAATACCTTTTTGCCCTCGGTAAAAGAATCAGGTATTACTACATCTGCCAGATTGCCGTCATCGTCAAAAGCCAGAGGATACAGCGCCCAATCCATCGTCCAGTCAAAATAGATGTGTCCATCTGCTGTGTTGGGATAAGGTTTGATCACCATGCCGCCCGCGGCGCATCCCTGCTCCAGCTTGACGCGGAGCACGCTTAGCAACTTCTCAAATTCAGCTTTCAGGTACTCCGCCCGGGGGTTCGTTACTGTTTCTCCCGTCTGTGTTCGGCCAGTACCGTTCTTCCCTTTTCCAGTGATCGTGCATTTCAGCTCCAGCACGATCTGTCGGGCAATTTCTGAGCTGACAAAAGCAGGCAGATTCATGGACTTCACACCGGGAGCTTGGAGCCAGTCCGCTTTATTTAAATAGAGCTGATACCAAGTATCCAGCGCCGTGGTCATTTCCGTGGAAACCGGTGTTTCAATCCGCTCCACCTGTTCGATGTTTTTGTAGGGTATCAACCTTCGGATCACCTCCTCAATGAATCGTCGAACTCTCAAAAAAGCATTCATCCGCTGTTATCACCTCTTTTCAGGCGTGAAAAAAGCACGGCGTTCGCCGTGCCCGAAGAATAATATGTTATTGTCCCTTTCGCTTGTACACCCGCTCCATGGCATACCTCACCATGTCTATACTGTGGCCGTTGGCATCCGGGAAGGAACTGATCACCTCACCATTTTGGGTGCGCTCATACTCATAGCGGGTAAATTCCCGGGCAGTGTTGGGGCACCGTACCGGGTCAATGACAATGGCTCGTAGGGACTGGAGCCACTTCATGCCATACCGCACGCTGTCGGGGCCTTTTATCGCACCTCGACACAGGGCTCCATACTCTCGGTAGTCTGCAACTGACTTAGGCTCCGCCGAATCCGCCGTAATCAGGTCAGAGCCAGTAACCCCTTTTTTAACCACCAGGCTGTTCCAGGTCTCCGCATTGCTCATTTTGTTGGCCCGGAACTCGTCATAGATATAGAGCGTGCGCCGGGTGCTGTCATAGTGCATTTTACCCCAGTGGTAGGGGTCTGGGTACCAGCCCCAGTCAATGCCCATGTAGATGTTGTCAAAGTGAGAAATCTCCTCATCAGTGATTTGACGAATCTCCAGATTGTCAAACACCTCTCCACCGGTGCCTACCGCATTGCCCAGATACTCATGCTCAAAGGCTCTGGGGTTTGTCTGCTTTAGCTCCTCTGCGTCGTCAAAAAACTGATCCCCCAGCCAATCCGGAGGCACTTCAGTGTAGCAGGACTTGTGCCGCAAGGCTCCCCGTCGTGGGGTCATCACATACTGATTGGCCCAGTTGGACTTGCTGATAGGCGGGTTGAAGGATTTGAACACCACGAACTTAGGGCCACCACGCATGACGGACTGCTGCACCGAGCGGATTTCTTCCTCTCCGGCGAACTCGTCCAATTCTTCGAACCAGAGGTATTTCAGATACCCCTGAGATACCTTGATGGACTTCATCTTCTTGGCCTTGTCCAGGCCACGGAACAGGATCACCTGTCCGGTTTTTCGGTATGTAATCTTATAGGGGCTGGTGGTGCATTTCCACTCGTCCATGACCCCCAGAGCATTTAGGCTCCATAGGATCTGCTCATAGACCGAGGTTCCGATGGTATTGCCCACCTTGCGAAAGATTACCGCATTGGCGTTGGGGTCGCTCATTATTCCCAGTGGGATCATGGTTCCGATAAAAGAGGACTTAGTGGAGCCACGGCCGCCGTACAGGTCGTAATAGGTGTGTTTACCCTCCATTACATCCCAGTACACGGGGTAAAACGATGGAGCGATCAGAGAGGAGAGCCGAACGCCATCAGTGGGTGTCTTCGGCATGATCCGCCTGACCCCCTGTCTCTTGCTGGGTCGCAATCAGTCCATCCGCACTCTCCGCCGGTGCCCTGGGGATGTCACAGACAATGTTGATGGTGTGGGCCTGTTCGCCATCCTCTGTCTCTTTCCAACCCTTGAAATTGTACTGGAGAGAGAACTTTGCGCCGTTGGCTCCATCCCGGTCAAAAAGCCGCTGCTCAGTGTACTCCTCGATCCGTAGCATGGCCTCATCAATGGTGTCTTTAAACTCCGCCTTGCCGTGGTATTTCCAGAGGGAGGTGCGGGACT